TCTGCGAGGTAGACCAGTTTTGAATTTTTTGAAATCGCCTTCAGAGGCTGCGGCTCTCATCTTAGATGCAGACATGCCAGAAACGCCTTCAGAATCTGGGTCACGATCTCCAGCAGACACGATATTGATACTATCAAAATTGTAGTCTTTGCCGTTATACTTGTTTAGAAGATCATCGAACTGTTTGATTCGATCTTGACCAACAACTAGAATCACTTTAGAAAAGTTCTTCTGTAGTTCTTGCATGATCTGGATAATAGTACGAGAGTTAGATTTGACGATTATGTTGCCGAATGCTTTCTTGGCAAGCATAATCTTATCATCGTAATCTAGAGGATTCTTCTTTGCATCTTGACTATGGGATACGTAAATTAAAGGAGTTGCTCCTTCTTGCTTTGCAACAGACTTAATTTTGTTGACAAGCTTTTCGTGACCAACTGTAATTGGGTTCATTCGACCCCAACCTAGAACGACTGTTTTGTTGGGAGCTTCTTCAAGTTTAGGATTGATCTCAATCGAGTTCTTTACGAGAAGTTCGTCTTTTACCTTTTTACTAGCCTTTTTCTTTGGCTTACTATCAGTCTTCTTAGCCTTAAGCTCTTCACCAGAGTTTGCATCTGGATTTTCCATAGAATCGTCTTGCATTTTTCTTCCTCTATCGTAGGTTTACCGTAGTCTTACTACAACGATGTGTTATGTACTATTTATAAATTATAGCTCCTCAGCTATATTTCCTGATATCTTTCTCCAAGACTCTTCTGCTCTAACAGCTACATCCTTTGCGACATCAAGTGCCTCTGCGCTTTCAACTTCTAATACTTCGCACTCTATACGTCTTTGTTTATGAGTGTCGTATACTTGCTGTGCTTGAATAACAGACTCTTTAGTGTTAATCATGTAGCGTCTAGCGTCAGCCTCTTCTTGAATAGCAATCATAGGATCTACAGGCTCTTCTGCGATAGCTGGCATTTCAGCCGGCATAAGAGGATGATCTTCACCAGCAATCGGAAAATCTTCTTCTTCGATTTCTGCATCCTGAAATACTGGATCTTCTATTGTATCATCCAGATCATATGGTATTGAGTGAGTGAATTCTTCATTGTCACTTTCTTCAATACTTGATAAGTGTTCAGTAAGTTGACCAATAAGCACTGCTTTGTTCAATCTACGATCCAATTCGATACCGACTGTTCGACCAAACTCTTCAAGTTGATCTTTTGTCATTGATTCGAAATCCATAATTAATCCTCTGATTTAACTAACGTGAAAATACCATAAGCAATTGCACCGTAAGCTGCCCAACCAATCAAGCCTTGAAACAAGAGTGCGATTACACCAACTGCGATAAGAGCACCGCCATCCCAAGATGTACGCTCTTTTAGTCTACTTTTTAACCAATTCATAATTTTCTCCTTTAAAATACAAAGCAGGCACAAAGCCTGCTTTTTAGACTTCTATAGTCTATTTAGTGTTTTAAATTATCACCAATCAGTCATTATCTATAATCTCTTTGAGGTGCATCATACACTGCTTCGACTCCTCGTACAAACCCATTCTTGCGAGTTCCGCCGCTGCCCGTGAGTATCCCACCGTCTGCGAATACCGATCTAGTGAAGACCACAATCCAGATAAAGGTGAAAATACATAGTTGCTTACCAAGGCTGTCATTAGACCCACCCCCGTAAATTTTCATTTGTTTGATTTTCAGAATCTCTTCTCCATGCTCCGCTGGCTACGGAATATATTTCTCCACGACTAATACCTAAATCTCTTAGATCACGGTCTGTAAGTTTATTCAATTCTTTGATTGTTTGTTTGATCTCTCTACGATCTGACCATCGCTTCATTACATTCATGTAAATATCCACGATGAATGACAGGTTGAGAAAATCGGCGGCAGTAAGTACCATCTGTGTCACATTCATCTCCTTGTATGTGTATGTTGTGTTTATGTCAATCTTGTTGACACAAATATTTATACACTAAAGGTGATTTTTTGTGATGCTAAATCCGAATACCCGTGATGCGGTAAATGACTTACTTCTGCCAGCCCTTAATAAATTCGTCTGAGAAGTTTGCTTTCGAGAAGCCCAGTCTATCCACTAGCTTGACTGCGTTCTTGCCCATTCTATCAATTGCAACAAAGCCTTCTTGTTCTGTGACTCTGTAACCATCTTTCGTTTTCAAGAAAGTGCCTATTGCCTTTGCTTTATCTAGCTTAGTGATGATGAGTAGTTTCACTTCAATGATCATGTTATACAGTTCAAACAACGCAACAATCTGAGACTTGTCGATGTTTGAGAAGTATGCCATTACTTCTTTTCGTTTCTCTGCCTTATTAGCTTTGCCCTTTTCAGATTTCAACTTATCAATTTCTTTTTCGTAATATTCGTAAATCCAGTCTACCATATCTGTGACAAACTTGGATGGATCTGTAATCTTTTCACCTGCACGTACCTTTACGTTTAGATATGTTTTAACTCTTGTAAGTAATTCTTCGTTCTCTGTTATGCCATCAAACGTTGCTTTGTTTACTTTATTAAACTGTTTACCAGCGGCAGATAATAGTAGAGTAATTGCATCTGTCTCTGTTTTCGTCATTGTGGCATTACCACTTACATCTTTATATACTGCGTCTACTGACCAGACCGACCTCGTGTCTTTGAGATTGCTTGCGATCTTCTCTCCAAAAGACGCTGACATTGATTCAAAAGATTTTCCTCTGTAGTTAGTGTGCCAAACCACACCGATCTCGGATCTGAGGATTTTAGTAGCAAGCGGGCTTTTCGCTGGTATAGCGTAAACAATCGTATTAGGATGAAAAGTAATATACGATTCACCATCAATCTGTACTTTCGTAATATCTTTCTTCGCATAGAGGAAATCACCTTGTATCACTCCTTTTATATTCATAGCTGGCAAATGTTTCAGTGCCAAATTCATTTTAACATTCAAATCACCTTTTGTATCAGCATCAACATCCGCTTTAGTCTTATAGACCTTAGGGTTCTTGTTGAAGATACCTTTCTTCGCAACAAAAAACTTGCCATCTGAAGGATCGATGCCTGCAAACACTGCTGGTGCACCATCCCATTTGACTGTTACGTTAACTGCGGAACTAGACTTACCCGCTAACATATCACGTAGAGATCGTAGATAGTTTATAGACTGTCTTGCACCCTCAACACCTGCATTTAGCAAGTTGTCTTCGAGGTGTTCCATATGTGTGTTTTTGTCTTCAGTCAAAAATGATGAAAGGCGTTGCATTCTATGCTCCAAATAATTTCTTTACGTCTTCAGGATTATCAAGGCTGTAATTAGACTTGATATCAGTCTTTAGCCTACCTTGACAACGATATCCAGCGCCAACAACACGATAGTCTTCGCCTTCGATTTTTCTTGCCTTACTTCCAGATGGTCCCAATCTAAATTCAATATTAACAGATCCTTTATACTCAGGAACATCTAACTTGAGTGGATTGCTTCCTAGATAAAATAGACCAGCTTTACCAATTTGTATATAATACACATTCTTTCGGTTATATGCTTTAGCAATTGTTTTTGCTGAGTCGAAAGATTGAATCGCATTCATCTTAGTAAGATAGCCAGCTTTCTGTGCCGCTGACCATGCGTCTTTAGTGACCGAACCGAAAGGAATTGTGTATGGTGTTTTTTTGTGGAATGCTACAGGCTCTTGCTTACGAATAAAGTTGACCCAATCTTTTAGTGCTTTGTCTTGTTTCTTTGCCGCTTCTATGAAAAATGGAATAGCGTCATCGTCTACCGCTTCGGGTTTGACTAAAGTGTGGGTCTTATTTTGAGTATCTATTCGTATGGACGTACCGCCCATCTGTGCATTCTTATCTAGTTTAATTTCGATATTGAATTCTTTACCGTTGTATAATGCTTCAATATCACCTGCGCCTTGATTACTGTATCCTGCACCTGGTTTGCTACCGACATCCAAGCCTTTCACTCCAGCAGACTTCATTGCATCGAAAACATCCTTTTCGTATGCTAGCCCTTTTGCACCGACTGATTCGGTAATGAAACTTTTAAATCTGACTGTCATTTTTTAACCTTGAATTTAGTATCGTTTGGGTATTCACCAGCTTTAGAATTTCTTAACTCAATTACATAGTCTTCAATAGTGTTACTACATAATATCGTAATCTGTTTAGATTTACTTGAAGGATATCTTATATCATCAATTTTTATATTTTGAGATAATTTATCCAACTTAGTTTTACCTAACCAGAAGACTTTCCACCCAGTTCTCATCCGCCTTACGTAGAAGTAATTCATACCCCACGCTCTGTTGAAAATCTTTTCGATCTCTCTTGCGTTGGCTTTAGTTACTGCGAGTTTCGGTCTAACTTTATTTATACTTCCTCGTTCATCAAATCCAGCTTGAACCTTGTTTAAATCAACTCCAAATGTTTTCAGAAAAGTAGCGCCCGCTGAGTTTGGCTGTAGATCACCTGTGCTGTTGAATAGTGATGCGGCACCAGAATAAGAACTAAACGTATTACCGTTTATATCTTTTAGTGATATGTACCAAGGGTTTCCTTGATTATCAGTTAATATGATATCACCGATAATCGCACCAAGCTTATCTATGGGTATACCTTCTTTCTTAGTGGCACCCGTTCTCTGTACAGCACTGACGATTTCTGCGTTGGCAAAAGGAGCATATGACTCGCTCATCATATTCACAACTTCAGATGTTTCATTGTCTGTGCGAGTTTTAAAGTAGTTGTCAAGTGTCTTAACTGTTCTTACCTCAAATTTCTCACCAGCATTCGCACCTCTTGCTATAATGATGTCAAACTTCAAACCATCAAATGTGAAACTGTAGCTAGGAAATTTAGAACTATTTGGAGATATGGCATTGAAAGTCACGCTTTCAAGACTAGTATCCTTGCGTAACTGCATCTTCAAATGATCAATCACTGCTTGGCTTGTGTCATCATTCTTATTGATAAGTTGAAGCCTAAACTCACGAACAGACTTATCGTTTGTTCCTGGTTTGCCTTTTGGATACAATGGAGCGACCTGATAATTCTTTATCTTTACGATAGAGTTCAGGTTCTCTCCAATTTTTTCGTATACTTCCATACTCATGTGATAGTAGATTCCTCTTGTTTCTACTATTTATGAGCGAGTCATTTAGCCATTCTTGCTATCTCTATAGCTTGCTCTTGGTTAGTGATAGGTACGGCATTTGACTTGTGCATTGTGGCGATTCCGACGATGTAGTTTCCCGTGTAGACTGGAGACTCTCGTTTTCTTCCTGCTTGCGGAACTCCATGAACTGGGCTCTTCGGCGTGTTTGACGGATAAGTCTGTTTCGGAACTGCTGGTTTCGGTTCATATGGTATAAATTCCCTTTTCCTTGGTTTTAGTTTACCAGATATATATGCGACATATTCATCTAGCGTGTTGAACTGGCATGAGTGCATGTGCTTGCGTCTCATACTCTTGTTGTACTGTCTCCATTGTACCTCTACTTTTGCCATATCGAGTTTCTTTGCTTTACGCTTCTTCGATCTTGGTGCGTAAACGCCTTTGATTATATGCATACTCATTGAGCATACTCAGTCAGTAGGATAGTTTTTTCTTCTATAGCCATAATATACATACCTCAATTGATCTAAACCCGCTTGTGTGTTTTTCGGGTACTCACCGCTGAAAGTGGCTTTTAGTAAGTCTTCTTCATTGATCAGTTGTTTATGATTATGCACTATTTTTGTCCAATTGTCAAGCATTTTCTTTGACAATTTTTTAAGGTAGCTTTCTGATAATATAGGATTTTCTTCAACGTTCTTTGCGTATTGAGCCATGATATATATGGGCACTGTAGAACTGATACATCCATCAGCAAGTTCCATAGTCTCAATGTCCAGAAAGACTCCTTCAGTTGGAGTCGTTACCATGAATGATAGTCCCTTTATAATTTCGTGGTGATGATATTTAGTATTACTAGAAAATTGACACGAGTTTTTAAAATGTATAAATAGACGCATGGGTGCGTGTGAATGTGTAATAACACAAGAGGCAAGTGTGGACGTTTTTAAAAAACTCACAAAAGGAATAACTGGGGTCGCATTTTATATGCAGGTGGGGTTCCTCCCAGTCACGCAAACTATTTAGAAAAGGCAGCTTTTAGTTGCCTTTTTTATTGGGCGGTCACTTCTTCGATTGATAGTCTTTTATAGCAGACTTTATCGCATCTTCTGCAAGAACAGAACAATGAATCTTCACTGGTGGCAAAGCAAGCTCTTCGGCTAGTTGAGTGTTCTTAACTAAGTTTGCATCAGCAAGATTCATGCCTTTAACCCACTCAGTAAGAAGACTAGAAGATGCAATAGCACTACCACAGCCGTAAGTCTTGAACTTCGCATCGGTGATGATATCATTCTCTACTTTAATCTGAAGTCGCATAACGTCTCCACATGCAGGCGCTCCAACCATACCAGTACCAACAGTCGGATCATTCTCGTCCATCTTGCCGACATTTCTGGGATTCTCATAATGATCTAATACTTGTTTACTGTATGCCATACGGCACCTCTATTAAACGTAGAAAGACTCTCCACAGCCACATTCGCCTGTAACGTTAGGGTTCAGAAATTTAAACCCAGAGTTCAGACCCTCTTTTACCCAGACCAACTCTGATCCAGCTAAATATGTTTTACTCTTTTCATCTATTATTAACGTTACACCTTGATCATGTATAACGGTATCATGTCGATCCATATTGTATGAATATTCTAGTACGTAAGCTAACCCGCTACAACCAACTGTACGAATTCCAATTCGAATGCCTTCACAGTCAGGTTTGGCTGCCAGTCGATCTCGTAGAGGTTCGTATGCGGAATCGCCTATGGTTATCATTTTATTGAGGTATTGCCTTAACGAAAAAATCTGGCGTATGACCATCAAAGCCACTGCCAGTATTCAGCATCATTTTCATTCGCTCTGCTTCTTCGATATTGTTTGTGGTGTAAAGATGTAAGCCAGTTGATTTTTCCATTACATGAAATTCTTTAGCGACCTTCTTAATAAGGTAAAGCATTAATTTCTCTCTAGTTTTCTAAGTCTCTCTTCTAACTCCGGCCATACATCAAACTCATGTAACTCTTTGCAGGGATGGCTATTCTTCTCTAGTTCTACTATTCTAGCTTCTAGTGCGTCCATCTTTTTAGACACGTTAGGATACTTGGTTTTCCATGCAATATTCTCTTTGTCGAGAATATCGATACCGTATCTTTCTGTTGCCCAGTCTGCAATGTCATCAAATTTATTGTAACACCAAACTCCGGCTCTTGTATCTTTGAACCATTTAGTCGATGCGGCACCTAATAGTGATCCCGCAATACTACTTACCATCCACAACCACATACAATTCTCCTAGCTAACAAGTTTTATCACACGATGAAGTCTTCCTGATTTCATCAATTTGTGAAATTTTTTCCAATATCTTATCATAATTCCTTTTATTTTATTTAAATCCACCGAAGTTTGGTTTTTTATCTCCGGCTCTTTTTCTGTATGATATAACACTATCGCCATTACCCTCTTGTTTTTCTTCTTTCATGCGACTAGCGAAATTACCTTTATCTGCAACAGGCGTATCATCAACTAAGTCTTGTGCTGATTCTTCAGCATCAAATAATTTCATCTTAGATCGATCAATTCCTATTACAAAACGTTTCAGATAGTTCGTGTCACCCCATCTGTTCTTCAATTGTTTCACCATAAGTTGTCCTAGACTCTCTAACTCTTCAGTAGAGATTAAGCCAAACATAAAATCAGCAGTAGCAGGTAGACCAAATGACTCAGAAGTATCTTCTAAGTTTAAGTCTGAACTACTATAACCAGTACGGGTTGTCTGTGTCGCACTTAAGATTGGCACATTAAACTCTACTGCTAGACCACGTAATTCTTCTGCGATTGCCTTAATCAACGTATATGAGTTGACGTTAGCGCCTGCTTTCATTCTAGAACTTGTACATATATTTAGATAATCTATATACACGACATCTGGATGAAAGTTCTTTTTTAGCTTCAATTCATTCAAAAGATGTCTGAAGTGTGCAGAACCTGCACTGGCTGTAGGATACTCTTTGACGATCAACTTACCAGTTGTCTTGCCCTTTACTCGGCCAACTCGCTTCATATAAACATCTTTAGGTATCTCTTGTAAGGCATCGATTGTGGTATTCAACAGATTTGCATCAATACGTTCAGCAATCTTTTCTTCTGCCATTTCCATAGTAATGTACAAAACGTTTTTGCCATCCATAAGATTGGCTGCCGCACAGTGAGTCATAAACAATGTCTTACCAACGCCAGTACCTGCAAGTGCAATACTCAGAGATTTACGAGACAATCCACCCTTAGTGATCTTATTGAATAAATCCAAATCGAATGCAACTTTGTCCTCTTTTGTGTGATAAAACTCGTATCGATCTTCTGGCTGTTCAAGAAAATCGTGACCAATATTCTGGTCGAAAGACACACCAAGTGCCTTAGTCAACAGATCAGGAATAGAACCCTTATCTAAGTTGTCATGATTGCCATCTAACACAAGAATGGATTCACGAACAGCATTGAAGACTGCCTTATCTTGACAGAACTTCTCTGTCTTATCTACGATCCACTCTAAGTCAGTTTTAGGATCGTATTCTAGACCTTCAATCATCTCAACTATAGTAGTGTACTGGTCGTCTGATATATTGCTTTTCTCATCGATAGCAATCTTTAAGGCGCTTTTTGTTGGTACACTGTTATAATCTGAAATATATTGTGTTATAGTTTTGAACACCATTTTCTCAGTGAAGTCACCGAAGTAATCCTCACTAAGAAATGGTATAACTCTACGCATATAATCTTCATTATGTAAGAGTCCCGATAATACGGTATTTTCAATCATTCGCTACAGTCTCCTCATTAGCGATTGGAGCTTCGACACGATCTGGTACTTGACTGTCATCAGTACTCATTAGACCGCCTGATGACATTTTATATCGTTGTTCAATGAACTTAGCAAAGTCTGTCTTCTCAAACATCATTAGCCAGAAATCTTTGTTATCAACGATCTCTTTTGCTCTCATCATCTTATCACAAAGAACTTCACCAGTAGAAGGATCGACTGCTTCGTACCAACCAACTTTAGGCTTGACGATATATCCACCTTTCTCTGCCACTTCAAGAAGACCAGACCACTTCATAATACCACCTTCAAATGTTACCATAATCGGGATCTTAGACTTCTCACGAACATGTCTTGATTTCTCAATGTTGATTACAAAGTTATAACCCTTGATCTCAGTGCCATCTTTCTCTTGTTGACGACCAATAATCCAAATCGCATCAGCAGAGTAGTATGCACCAGTACCGCCTGATACGATGTCTTTGGGATACAAGCCAATCTCTTTGTAAGTATGATTGACACAGATCAAAGGAATATCTTTCAGATTCAGATGAGGTGTCACAATACGAAACAAAGATTTCATCTGCTTTGCACGTGACATATCTGCCACAGACTTACCGTCCATCGCATCATCAACTTCTTTCTTTGAAGCCAAGTTACCAATAGAGTCAATGACAATACATACATTGTCTTTCTTATCAAGATCATTCAACTGCTTAGTAATATCAAACTTTAATTGCTCAACATCAGTAATAGGAGTATGAATAACACGATCCATATCAATGCCAAATGATTTGAAGTATTCTGGTGGTGTACCAAACTCCGAATCATAAAACAAGATTACTCCATCTTTATGCTTCTTCTGGTGTGCGGCTGCCATAAGCAACGCAAACGCAGACTTAAAGTGTTTAGATGGACCTGCAAGCATTAGCAGACCTGGTGTAATACCACCATCAACTTTGCCTGATAACGCAACGTTTACCATAGGCACAGATGTTTGTGCCATTTCTTTTGCACCAAAGACTTTAGAGTCCATGATGGGGGCAGTAGATTTTATAGTCGAGTTACTTGCCAATTTCTCCATTAATGATGCCATATTCTATTCTCCATTCATAATTTTAAAAAGTCTATCAGCAAATGCATCGATCTTTTCGTATCGATTAGGCCAATAGATGTAGTCTTTATCTGGATTTGCTTTCAGATTATCCAGTAACGGTATGATGTTATCATACAGGGTTTTTGCACGTGTGTCAACACTTTTAATCTTTTCTACAAGAACTTCATGTTCCTCGTTTGCTTTTCGAACTGATTCAAGTTCGTGTTCGTCTACGGCTGTAAAGCCGAAATCAAATAAATCGTCTGTCATGAGAAAAATCCCTCCAATGAGTTTATGTGTTCAAGTTCCCAGTTGATTGCATCAGAGACCATCTTCAGAGGTTCCTTGAACGTTTTGTTAAATTGAGTTTCATAGTCAACATCACCATCTAGACCAAACTCTTTAGGTAGAAACTGAGGAAAAGATATTACGTTTTCCATCAGAGGATTAGGCATCTTCATGTAACAGAATTTCACTTTACTGCCATTCTTAACTTCTTCTACTGACAGACCATGCTTCTTAATCTGTTGATTAAAGAGAAGTGCGCCTCTGACGTGGATAGGAGTACCTTTCTTGTAGATGCTATTCTTATCTTGCCACTTCTCAATATCACTGACACCACGAGGAAACGATACGTCTTCAGGTGGTAAAGATTTGAACTCTTCATAAAAGTTTTTAACGAATGCTTGTAATTCTTTCTCATCTGAGTTCAGCATAATTCTGTATGCTTTAACAAACTTGTCACGAACTACTTGTGGTGTAGAAGACTTAACAGCTTCGATGCCCATAATCTTGAGTTTGGGTTCAGCGTATTGTACTCCTTCGTTATTAAATACGTTAAGTATATATCGTTTCTTTGCCATCCATATGCCCTTATCAGCGATAGCTTCACGTGCCATCACCATTCGGTTATCATATGCATTCATGTTTACAAACATGTTATGGTATGCTTTCTCTAAGATTGGTACCAGCTTTTGCTCACACGCTTGATCGATGAACTTCACTGGATCTTTAGGGTTCACAGCCTCTACGAGAGGTCCCATGTTAACGTACAACGAATCAGTATCCATTGCAATAACATAGTCTTCATCATCACTCTTCAAAATATTGTTCATTGCCTTGTTCATGGCTTGCTCTGCCCATTTGATCGATAACTGACCAGATAGGGTAATGCCTTCAGCAATAAGCATCTCAAAGTATCGGAAGTACTGATTACCGAGAGCGCCATAAAGAGAGTTCAACAAAATCTTAATAGCTTGCTGAGTGTTCTCTAGTCTATTTATTTCTCTCTTAAGTTCGGGTGAATTAGAGTTCTCATTCTCTTGCTTGAGTCTAAGCATCTCTTTCTTGATCTCAGCCCGCTCATCGTATAGACCTATAATGATTGTCGGGAATACACCACGCTTGTCTTTACGATACATAGAACCATTAGCGGCAACAGATAGATCACGCTCAATAGGATCATCAGATACAGAGTTCTTAAGGTAATGCTCTACACCGCTTGCAGTGAAATCATCGCCTTTGACCAGAGTTTCTGGTGACATATTGTACTGTACAATCAGATTTGGATACAGAGAGTTTAAGTCAAATGATGTTACCCATTCAGTCATACCTACTTTAGGCTCTTTTACATATCCACCAGGATAAGGATCTTTGTGTTTACGAGTAGCGGGTGGCACTGCAACTTTGCGATCACTCAGATACCGATATATGATTGAATCCCATATACCAGTAGTGCCGAAAGCATCGTTGTAGTTTACGCCACCCTTGTACGCCACGATCAAAGCCAGATCCATCAAACCAGTTTGCTTATCGATCTTATCCACGACTTGAACGTCACGAATATTATAGTCGATGAACTTCTGGTGATTTTGCTTATAGAGTCCGTGGAGAGAACCATATTCTGAGTAAGAAAGTTTCTTCTCACCAAGAACCACAGACGCTATATGGTCTAGAGCATAAGAGGCTTGATTGCCGTACGTGTAACCAAATTTTTGAAACAGATCAAAGTAATCTACTTGCTGAACGCCATAAATCTCATAAGCATCCATCTCTTTACCTTTGATACCAATCTTTCTATATCTTGTAATGCCAAAGGGAGAAAACTGCTTCGCAACTTTCTCGCCAAGTATACGTATAGTACGATTGATCATGTAAGGAATATCAAATAGTCGAATGTTCCAACCAGTGATGATATCAGGACAGTTGGCATGCCAGAAGGTAAGAAACTTCAACATCAAGTCTTCTTCATCTTTACACTGTCTGTACTGAATTAGATTACCTGGAATATCGAGTTCGCAATCTTCTAATCGCCATTCACCAAGACCCCAAACGTGATACACGCCAGAGGCACTACTCTTGTATGCGATTGATATGATTGGATGAGCCGCTTCATCTGGCTCTGGGAAACCTGCATCAGATGCAACTTCGATATCGATATTGCCCACTTCAATGCGTTTAAGATCATATTTAATTACACCAGGAAACTTCTCTTGTATAAACTGAGCAACAAAATTATTGTTACCGTATATTTTAAAATTATCCACATTCTCATATTTCTTAACAAACTCAGTAGCCTCAGACATAGAGTCAAGTTCGATGGGATCTACTTTGACACCATCGAATGATTTCCAGCCACTATCATTTGCTTGAGATTGAAGATACATCGTTGGCTTGAACGGTATCTTCGTTTGAATGCGCTTGCCTTCATCCGTGTAACCACGAAAAAGGATATTACTGCCGTAGCGATTTACGCAAGTATAAAAACTCATAGGACCTCAATTTTGTTTCATATAATGTACAATGTATCACATAAGATACACTTTTGTCAAGTCTAATCTGATCTTTCTCCGTAGCCATAATCAATGACTACAGGAAATCTAGGCACTCCGTCTGGAGTAAGTCCGAAGTATCTCAGCGTAGCCCAGTTAGGAGTGTCAGCAGTTTCCCAAAGATTCTTCAACTCTTCTTGCTTGCCTCTAACTCCAGCACCAACTACTGTGCCATCAGGCATAACTAGTGCAAAGTGTTTGACATGTCCAGACCAGTTGCCTTTACCTTCAAGCATAGTTACTACTTTGAACTCTTCTGTGATAAACTCTTTCCTCTTGAGTAAGTTGTTACTCCTTTTATTTTCGTATGGAGTATTGTTTCTTACCATCTGACCTTCATAGCCGTCTTCCATATAAGAACTGTAAAACTCATCAAGTTGTTCTTGTGTTTGTGCAAAGTCTGTTTGAACGATCTTTACAACATCACTCTTTGCTCCGTAAGCCAGTTTAATTCTGTCGATAAACAACATATCTTCTACGTAGCAATCGTAC